TTAAATTCTGCCGCTTTCCACACAGGAAATCGTTCAGATCTTTATGCCCGTGATAGTTGTGGGAGAAGTCCCGGATGCGTCCGTCAAACTCAATTGCCAGCTCTTGGTACGCTTTTCTTCCTGCCTCGTCATTGTCAAGCAGACAATGGATACGCCTATACCCGTGCAGCACATCTATGGCTTTCGGCACGTTGGCGGTGGAGTTGAGAATGACATAATCCTGCCCGTCAAGGTTGGGCATGGTCGGGCAGTTCCTTTTCCTCAACGTGAGGAAAGAGAGATAGTCCGTCATGCCCTCGAATACCAGACATTTCTCCTTCGGCTCTCCCGACTGCCGGATGTGGCTGATGTCTTTCGGTGCGATGCATCCCTTGAAAAATTGGTTGCGCACTTCAAACCCTCCTGCCACATTCGGGAAGCCGATGGCGAAATAAGGTTTGCCGTTATGGATGAAGTGCAGTTCCTTGCACTCCGGTTTTGCCAGTGTGGTGTCAATCCCACGTTCCTGCAAGTAGCGTAGCAATGCCAGATGTATGAGTTCCCCGACCTCCAGCTGTTGGAAGGATAGCTCGGATGCATGTTGGTGAAAAGAGAAGGAAACGGGACGGACGTGTGGAGCCTGTTCCGCTATCTTACGGAGCAGATAAGGCACATGGTCGGAGAAATAGAGTTCTTGCGCC